TATGAGGTGACAGTTGGCAAACAGCGGTAGATTTCGACCAAAGAACCCATCTAAATATAAGGGTGACCCGACAAAGATTATTTGGCGTTCTTCGTGGGAATTTAAATTTTTTCGTTATGTAGACCTCCATCCTGATGTAATATGGTGGCAAAGTGAAGAAGTGGTAATACCATATCTTTCACCTATTGACGGGAGAAGACATAGGTATTTCCCTGATGTTGTTGTACATAGAAAGATTGCGAATGGTGAACAGAAAACTTTGATGATTGAAATAAAACCGGCAGGACAAACAAAACCGCCGGATAGAAGTAAGATGAAAACGAGTAAAGGTAGGGTATCACGCAGATACCTAAACGAGGTAAAGACATATGGTATCAACGAAGCAAAATGGAAAGCAGCTAGAAATTTCTGCGCTGACCGTGGTTGGGCATTTGAAATTTACACAGAACACGAATTAGGAATAAAGTAATGGTAGCAAAGGTATTTGACGATATTTTATTAAGAGGTGTTCGATCTGGCCAAATGCCAGCAAGAACAGATGCATCCAGAGAATGGTATCGCCAACAAGCCAAAGATACTACTAGGCCACAGTCTCGTCCAGAAAAAATGATTAAAGAAATGGGTAAAGAACGTGCAAGAGGCAGGTTTGAATTAGGCAATATGTATATGTTTAATTATGATCCAAAACATAAAGCAACATTACCATACTATGACCGATTTCCTTTGATATTTCCTATAAATAGAGCAAAGGGTGGTTTTATGGGAATAAACATGCATTACTTACCTCCGGTTTTAAGAGCTAAGTTAATGGATGCGCTTTATGATACTGCTAACAATAAATACTATGACGAAACAACTAAATTAAAATTAAGCTATCAAACTTTAGCAGGTGCAACTAAATTCAAAGAATTTAAACCATGTATAAAACATTACTTGACTGGTCAACTAAGATCGCGATTGATATACATATCACCTACAGAATGGGATGTAGCTTTATTTTTACCAACGGCACGATTTGTTGGTGCCACACAAGCACAGGTCTTTAAAGACTCAAGAAAGATAATCAGAGGATAACATGGCGTTCAGTATAAAAGATTTTTCATCACAGATAGATCGCTTTGGCGGATTACAGAGGCAGTCATTATTTGAAGTAACAATTAATAATTTCCCAGTTAATACATCGACTATGGATACAAGAGATTTAACATTCTTTTGTAAAAACGTAGCAATTCCTGGGTTAAGTGTAGCATTAACATCTTATGAAGCTGTTGCACAGCAACGTAGAATGTATCCAACTTCAATGAACCCAGAACCTGTTCAAGCTATTTTTATGTTAGACTCAAACCATCAAGTGTTAACATTTTTCCATTCATGGATGCAACGTGTAGTCAACTATTCAACTTCAGGCGGAAATTACTCTGAAGTCAATGGTTCATTACCATTTGAAATTGGATATAAAAGCGATTATGGTTGTCGTTTAACGATTAAGTCATTTTCAAATGATTTCCTAAAAACAGGTAAGTATTATGAAACAATATTAGATGGTGCATTCCCTGGGTTACTAGGAGACGTTGATTTAGCTTGGGAGTCAAATGATAGTTATAGTACATTGCCTATAAGTTTTCAATATGACAGAATTGAATTTTCAGGTGAACGCCAAGGAATTACATCAGGCAGATTTAATAGAGGCAATGGTTTACTTGGTCTTATTGAATCAGTCGGAGACTTTGGCCAGTTGATTGGTCAAAATATTGTACCTAGATCAATACAGGACAGCGTAGACAGATTTACGCGAATTACGAATAACTTTGATAATATAACAAACCGCCTTGGCGGTATTTAAGGAGAATTAGATTATGGGTTTACCAAAAATTGATTTACCGATTTATGAGCTTACATTGCCATCAACCGGTGAAACTATAAAGTATAGACCATTTACGGTAAAAGAAGAAAAGGTTTTGTTAGTTGCACAAGAAGCTGATGATCCAATGCAAGAATTATTGGCAGCAAAACAAGTAGTAAACAATTGTTTATTTGATGTTGATGTAGCTACTTTGGCGATGTTTGATTTAGAATTTCTTATTTTAAACTTAAGGTCTAAATCAGTTAGTAACGAAACCAAATTTGGATTACAAGATCCTGACACGGAAGAAACAATTGAACTCACGATGGATTTAAGCACGGTAAGTTTAGAAATAGACGAAGCGCACACAAACAAAGTTAAGATTAACGAAGAATTTAGTTTATTTTTAAAGTATCCTACTATTGACGAATACATTAAAATTAGAGACAGAGATCCAGAAGATCCTTTATTGAATTACTTTATTTTAACAGCGTGTTTAGATAAAGTGGCATCTGACGATGAAGTTCACGAATTTAAAAATTATTCAGCAAAAGAAGTTGATGATTTTATGGAAGGTATTTCTTCTGATATTGTTCAAGGAATACAAAGCTTTTTTGAAACAATGCCAAAGCTAAGGCATACTCTAAAATATACGAACAAAGACGGGGTTGACAAAACATTTGCAGTGGAGGGTATGAACTCTTTTTTTATCTAATGCTGAGTCACACGACTTTGGCGGATTATTACCAAACGGTATTCACTTTGGCTCAGCACCATAAATATTCTATAGATGAAATTGAAGGTATGATACCATATGAAAGAGATTTATATTTTGGCATGTTAATTAACTTTATACAAAAACAGAACGAACAAAGGTAGTAATTAAATGGCGGTTTCAGAAGATACAAAGGCTATAATTTCTCAGCTCGAACAAAACGCAGAGCTGATGAGAAGTTCTAACGAAGATACAAACAGAGAGGTACACGTAAGACTTGACAAGTTTGCTGATGCCTTTGTATCTATAAACGCAAATATCAGAGCTCAAAACCAAATGCTACAAACCGCAGACAAAGGAGCTGACGAACGTTTAGAACGAGAACGTGCTGACAGAGATTTTGCTGATTTAAAAAGAGAAAAAAGCGCTTCAGTATCTAGTAAAGAATTGGTTGGTCAGATGAAGTCTGGTTTTAAAACTGCTGCATCCGGTATTGGTGATATGGTTGGAAAAGTATTTAAAGGTGGTTTGATAGGTACTATTGGCACTCTTTTAAAGGGCGGTCTTGGCGCATTTGTTGGATACAATTTTATGAAAGGGTTTCTAGGTCCAAAATATGATGGTATGTTTGAAAGTATTGAAAGTGTTCTTAAACAGTTTGCATTTAACGACTTACCTAACACTCTGAAAAATATGGCGGATAATGTATCTAGGATAGCTTTAAATTTTGAAGAAAACATGGACAACGTAATGGGTATGTTCGACGATATAATGACCGCCTTGTACGCAATCGGTGGTTTCTTTGGTATTAAACGTATCGTAAAAATGGTAGGTAAATCCAGAAGAGGTCCTGGAGATACAAAATACAGGAATAAAACTCAAAAAACAGTAAAAACAAACCGCCAATTGAGAATTGATGAAGCAGACAGATTAAAGTTAATGCAAGATGCAGGTGCCAACATTGATAAAAATGCCGTAGACGTAGATAAAAATGCCGTAGAAGTAGGCGATATGAATCAAAATCAACCAGATGTAGATACTAATACAAGAGGCCTTAAACCTCTAGGAAATAATATGTATACACCACCAAGAGCATTTGGTAGTTATGAAATGGGCAACTTCTACACAAACAGAAAAATAAATGAAAAAATAAATGGCTATACGGGTGGTAATAAAAATGGAAATGCTCAAGGCAGAAATGTAAAAAATGGGCCCGGAAAAGGGCATCCTGGTGCTTTTTTGACTCAAGCTCAAATGGACGAATCATTAAAACAAATGGGCCAATTAAAGTGGTC